GCTTTAATTTTGTTCTCGAGTGTCGCTATGAGCGGTGATTGTGCTGGTCTGGTTTCCGTGTTTGGTAGTGTCCATTGTCAATCTTCTAAGAATAAGGCCGGAGGAGATCTACAGGCTACATCCATTTTGACTACTTACTGGCCCCATCTTGCCATTGGTGGTGGTATTATCCTGGTTATCTTTCTGCTTGGGCTGTTTTACTGCTGCTATCTCAAGTGGAAGACGTCTCATATCAGGCGTACTTACCATAAAGAATTGGTTGCGTTAACCCGCGGATATGTCAGGCCGATCTCGGCGGACGTTACCAGTGTCTGACTGCTCTTTTTATGGACCTTGGATTATTTCTGGGACTTATCCGGTCGTGAGTCTTATCTGCTTTCGAGAGATCACGTATTATATCAACGTCGACATTCCGCTTGACCATCCTCAGCGCGTTGTTTTGCCACATCTTGTAGCTGACCCAGTAGTGTGGCACGTGCAGCTGATCAATCGTCGCGCAACTGATAGCTTTAAACCTTATTTCTGTGAGCTCGATTGCGTTCTCATTCGAGTGACTCCTTTGACGAGTCATAACAGATCTCATGTCATCATTCACTACTCACCATTCGCTCAATCCCCAGCAGCGAAGAGAAGTTATCGCTTTGATCATGACGATGACCCAGAGCATAAACGCTTCGCGATCAGATCTGTCTGCTATTCGCAGTGAATTGATGTCCTTACGTTCAACAGTCGGTGATCTGTCTTCCCAGTTTGCGTCAACGTCTTCAGGCCTTGCACAGCTATCTACACAATGTAATGCCTTCTCCGTTGAAATAGCTTCTCATTCAAATGCGATTGCTACGCTGGTCTCGACTGCCACCTCTCATTCCGATAAGATGTCTGAATTCACCACATCACTTACTGATGCATCCTCAAAATTGAGCGTAGTATCCGATTCGGTCGACCAACTGTCTCTCAACTATAAGACTTTAGAGACTGACGTCCTCAATGCTAAATCGAGTCTGTCATCGCTGGCTGCTCAGGTTAATTCATTGGAGTCTAGATTGAATGACACGACGCAGACTGTTCCCAAGCAAGTGCTGTCCCCTTTGACGATCAATGAGGGCGCGTTAACGCTCAATATGAATCCTCGTTTTTGCAGTGACAGCGCGGGGTTGGCGTCTTACTCATCTCAGACCCTTCAAACATTCACTGCGAATCTCGCTTCCAGTATACCTGACACTAACTTAGCTGCCACGATCATTGTTCACTCGCATGGGAGTGTGTCTACGTTTAATTTGACAAGCAAACACGCTTTCTCACCCAGTACTGAGAAAACCCAATTGACTCTTGACATCAGGCAGTTCCAGCCATCACCAACTGATTGGTCCGTGTTGCTGGCTCAACCGGCGTTCCAGGCTAGTGATTTTCTCGGTTACGCTTGGGCTAGTATTGCTGGCATTTGGTCTCCCATCACCTTAGTTGGTCGCGTCAGCTCCAATCCTAAATTGATCACTCTACAACTCGGCACGAACCCAATGGATCGCATTACAGGTCTGGTGCTCACCTTCTCTATCGACACGTAGGGGGTGGCTCCCGCCGTCGAGGACAGCTATTCATC